GACTTTGGTTACTTCAACACTATGGTGTTAAGGTTACAGATAAAGAATACATTGGAATTAAATTAACAGATGGTTTGTATGATGATGCTAACAAAGCATATTTAATGTCATACAATCCTGATTACAATCTTCGTTCCAATATGGCTTACATATTACATCAAGCTGATATGATGGCTACACACATTGAGTTTGACCAATGGAAACGAGGTGATGAATCAAGTGAACCAATCAATACAAAAGTTCCAAAAACAAAAGATGAACAAAAACAAGTAGACAATCTTAAACAAAAGTTTGATGAACTGTTTGCTTAGGAGAAAATAATGAAAAAATATTTTAAATTAATAAACAAATGGTTAATAGATGTTACAGAGGTATTAAAAAATATTTTAGTATTTGCAATCATATGTGGATTATTATTTAATGATCCATTTGGTATCATAACAATGATTAGTAATTTAATAAGTAATGTCGGTGAAAGAGGACTAGCAGGATTAATATCTTTATTATTAATAATAACATTGTACAGAGGTAAATAATATGTGGATATTTTTAACAATATTATTTTTTATAATTAGTGTCTTTACATCTGTATTGACATATTATTCATTAAAAAGAATTACACAATATGAAGAATTGATTTTAGAAATTCAACAAGTGATTAAATTCTCAACAGATAAAATGAAACTTGTTGATGCTAAAGGACATTATGAATCAGATGATGAAACTGGTTTTTTCTTTGAACAACTAAAACAAATTCAATTATCCTTAGATGGAATATTTGAAGAGGAGACAACTGATGCCAAAAAAGAAAACTAATGATGTAAAAGAAGAAATAAAAAAAATAGTTAAAAAGAAAAAAAGAAAAGTTTATTTTGGACAAGAAGTTCAAAATGCAGTAATAGATTATAATTCTTCGACTGATGATAATGAAAGGAATAAAATTTATCAAACAAGAATACACGCTGCTTTTGACAAGTTAGCTGAGAATATAATTAATACTTTTAAATTTACTTATTTTGATATGCCATTTCAAGATGTAAAACACGAGGTAGTGGCTTTTATGGTTATGAACATTCACAAATACGACCATACAAAAGGTTCAAAAGCATTTAGTTATTTTTCAGTTGTGGCTAAAAATTATTTAATTCTCCACAACAATAACAATTATAAAAAATTAAAAAGTCATAGTGGTGTGGAAGTTTTAGATAGAGAAAAAAATTTTGGTCCTGATGACACATCAGATTTAAAACAACTTACAAATGAAATTGTAAATTATTTTGAAAGTAATTTACCAACAATATTTAAAAAACAAAGAGATTTAAATGTTGCGTATTCAATATTAGATTTAATGAAACAAATAGATGAGATAGAAAATTTCAATAAAAAATCTCTTTATATCTTAATAAGAGAAATGACGGATGTAAATACATCTCACATAACCTCAGTTGTCAATGTATTAAAAAAACATTATAAAAAAATATCAAATGAATACCACAAAAATGGAACAATAATGTCTGTTAGAAGTGGTTCATTCTTCTAAATAATTAAACCCACTTCATTGTGGGTTTTTTTATTTCAAACAATTTCTTACAAATTTAATATTTATATATGAATAAATACATCTATTAGGAGATGATATGTCAGAGAATAAAGAAATATTTGAAGGAAAAACTTTCCAAGATTTAACAAAAGATATTTATGAAAATACTACAAAGCGTAAAACTCAAATCGATTTGTTAATATCAGAAATACACGGATTTATCACAACCATTGATGATGTGGTTATGGTTGCACCTATCATTAAAGAATATATGGATACTGCAGTTAAGAATGATGAACACTTGGTTAAATTAGCTGGTGTATTACAAAGAATTATTTCTAAATCACAAGGTGAATCTGATGAGAGTATGTTATTATCAGATGCTGAAAAAGAAGAATTAATGGGAACACTTCAAGATACAGTCAATGATTTAGAACAAGAACAGAGTAGACTTGAAGGAATAAAAAATAAAACAATTGATTTGGGGAATTAAATGAGTATCGTTCAAACATCTCTCGACAATAGAATGGCCAATGAAGTAACTGGATTTCTTGGAAAAAAATATGAAATACCTTATTACATACAATTTGTTCCTGGTTCTGTTGTGCATGTTATTCCTACAGAAACACATTTATTTGGTCAAAATGAAGGAGATTTTATAAATACAATAATGGCTATACCACATTATGGAAATAAATCGGATAAAAGAAAAATTGATGTGGGTAAAGAGGATAGATACTTTCCATTACTTAGAGGTATAGTTGATGTTCCTGCTAAAGGAGATCCTGTTTTATTGTGTAAGATTGGTGGTGTTCAATATTATTTAGGTCCTTTAAATACGGGTAATGATGTAAATTGGAATGATGATACTTTATCCACTCCTGAATCATCTGTTAGTCCTGATTTAGAAAAAGTACCCGAAACTAACAAACAAAAATTATTAGGTGAATCACTAAACTTTAGAAAAGTAGATTACCAAAGAATGCAAAAATATTTTAATAATAAATTAGATGGATATGAAGAGGGTAAATCTACTATAGGTGAAATTCACGGAGATATGATGTTAGAGGGTAGACACGGAAATAGTATAAGAATTGGAAGTAGAGATGTTAATCCATATATTTTTCTATCAAATGGTAGATATAAGCATGAAAGAACTGAAAATGTTTTTGCTGGTAGTTTAATAACTTTAATAAAAAAAGGTAGTTTAAGAGATCATTTTGGAGTTTATAGAGTTGCAAAAACAGAAAAACCTGTTACCGAAGAAGCCACTGATAGAATTGCAGAGGAACTTCCTGGATTCATCCTAGCTTCAGATAAACAAGTTAAAGAAGATGGGGATAATAAAAATAAACATTTAATGAGTTCTATAATTAAATCAGTTAATGAATTAGATAATGTTGAAAATCAAATTTATAATTATGGTAACAATGATTTTGAAAATCAGGTATTTATAACATCAGATAGACTTACATTTAATTCACGAAGAGAAGATATTTATATGTCATCACATCAAGATATTCATATAGGAACAAGAAGACATTTAACTATATCAACAAAAGAAAAAGTCATAATTGAAACCGAAGGATTTAATATTGGTAATCCTAATAAAACTGAAAATAAAGATAAAATGGAGCCTATCGTTTTAGGAAACCAATTACAGGAAATATTGAGAGAAATGTTAAATCTTTTATCAACTGCTTCCATTTATATGTTTTGTCCAACACCACTTACGGATTTGAAAGGACAACCTATAGGACCAAAATTTGGTGAATTACTTGGAAAATTAGATAGTATAATAAGTAATAAACATTTTATAGAACCAAAGAATAAATAATTAAAACAAGAGGTATAATATGAAAAAATCAGAATTAAAAACAATGATAAGAACAATAGTTAGAGAAGAAGTTGCAATGGCAATTCAAGAAGTGATAACTGAATTGAAACAACCAACTCAATCTCAACCTAAAAAAATAATTGAGAAAAAAAATTATTCATCTAATTCTGTATTGAATGATGTATTGAATGAAACAGCTCAAGGTGGTGATTGGAAAACATTAGGTGGTAAAGAATTTACAACCGATAGAATGAATGAATTGGTTGGAGGACAATATGGTGATATGATGAATAATAACTCGGATGTTTCTGTAGATGGTCAAACAGCTGACTTTTTAACCAAAGATTATAGAAGTGTAATGAAAGCAATTGATAAAAAGAAAGGAATTAAATAATGGGATTGAAGGATGATTTAATAGAAGCTAAAGCTCAAGGTTTGATGGCTTCACCGTCTTTCCAAAGTGATACAGAAATAGATACCTCAAATGGTTCTCAGATAGAGGTTGAAGCTGAATTAACAAAAGAAGCTATAGCTAATTTTTTAACATCTGTTGAATTTAGAATAACTAAATTAGCAGCTCCTGTTGTGGTGGAAGATTTAGTTATACCGGAAAGACAGGTTAATGTTTTAGAGAGTGTTACTTATCAACCTTATCCTGGAGGAGCTCCAGCTCCTGCAGTTCCTGTAACTATAATAGGTGGTGGTGGTCCGGAGGGAAGAGGTGGAGCTGAACTTCCTGAAATAAATATAAATAAATCTGCAGGGGGATTAGACTCAACTGGTTATGTATACATAGGAGAAGATCCAGATACACAAGAACAAATCGATGTATCTGATGAAGACGGTCAAAGGTTTCACACTACTGTAAAATTAATAAGAGAGGATATAGAGGACTTATTATAAAATGGCGATAAAGGATACATCAAGAAAACCATATATAGAAGATAACGATGAAAATATATTTATTGGTATAGATTTACCTATAAGAAAAGGTGATGATAAACAAGGATATTTTGCATCAACTAAAACAACCATAGAAGCTGTAAAAAATAATATAAGAAATTTATTAAATACACATCAAGGTGAAAGGTTGATGCAACCAAACTTAGGTATAAATTTAAGAAAGCATGTATTTGAACAAATTAATCCTGGAATGGTTGCACAGATTCGTGAAGATATAGATTCAGTATTTAGATTTTGGTTGCCCTTCGTTGAAATAAGAAGAATAAATATTAAAACACATACTACGGATAGTACGGTTAGTCCTCAAACAATGTTAATAGACATCGTGTTTAATATTACACAAGATCCAAATACATTGGAATCTGTACAAGTGGAAGTAACAAGCGCTGGAGAAAATCCAGATGCACAAACAGAACTTTAATGGAGATAAGTAATGCCAACATACGGTAAAAAAGAATTTAAAGAATCAAATGTAAATTATTTAAATAAAGATTTTAACTCGTTAAAACGAGCTTTAGTAAGTTATGCAGAGTCATATTTCCCAAATACTTATCGTGATTTTAATGAAACATCACCTGGTATGATGTTATTGGAAATGAATGCATATGTTGGTGATGTAACATCTTTTTATATTGATCAACAATATCGTGAGATGTTGTTACCATTAGCAGAAGAGCGAAGAAACATTATGAATATGGCAAAAATGTTTGGTTACAAAGTAAAACCAATTGTTCCTTCCTTTGTTGATTTAACATTTACATCTATTGTTGATGCTATGACAGATGATAGGTCTTTTGTAGATTATACTAATGCTTCAACATTTGCTGAAGGAATACAAGTTAAGTCAAATTTTAATCCTGATTTAATTTTCGAAACTCTTGATGTACTTGACTTTAGAGTTTCAGGTTCGGATGATATACAGGCACCTACTATCGGTGGAGATGATAATTTAGTGACTGATTATACATTAACAAGAAAAGTTAGAGCAATAAGTGGTCAAACTAAATCAAAAACTTTTACAATCACATCACCTGAAAAATTTAGAAAAATAACACTTCCGGAAACAAATGTTATTGATATTATTTCGTGTATAGACACTAATGGTAATGAGTGGTATGAAGTTGATTTTTTAGCACAAGATAGAGTGCCTATTAAAAAACATTACACTCAAGATAATTTAAGGGATAGTGCATATTACAATCTTGATGGACAAGAATATATTCAAGATGTTCCAGTTCCCTATTCATTATCATATATAACTTCACCAAAAAGATTTACTCGTGAGACAAATTTAGATAATACAACATCACTGATATTTGGAAATGGTATATTAAAAAATGGTTCAATTCCGGAGAACGATTTTATGGATTTAGAACAACTTGGAATAGTGATACCTGGTTCATCTCAAGATTTAAATGAATCAATTGATCCATTATTAGGAAATGAGTATTCAACATTGGGTGAAACACCAAACCAAACAACTTTAACCATTACTTATAGAGTAGGTGGTGGGATTGATTCAAATTCACCATCTGCAACTATTTCCGATAGGGTTGAAGATAGTATTATAAAATTACACGATGGTGGTACGGATATATCAACTGTAACAAATGAAACCCCAGCCATCGGTGGAAAAAATGCTGAAAGTGCAGAAGAGATAAGAGAAAAGACAAAAGCGTTTTTTGCAACACAAAACAGATGTGTTACAAAAGAAGATTATGAAGCAAGAGTATTAAATATGTCATCAAGGTTTGGTAATATTGCAAAAGTCTATGTTAAACGAACTGAACTTCCACAGAATTTTTACTACCAAGATGCTTTTGCAAACTTACTAGCAACATATACAGATCCTATAGTTACAAACATACAAAGTGTTACTAATGCACTTGATACAGAAAAAACCAATCTTAATATTATAAAAGAGAATGTTGATACAGAATTAGATAATTTAAATATCGACTTGGATCAAGAAGAATTAAATGGGGTAGTTGGGGCAATACAAGATGAAATATCTAATATTGATAATGTTAATGAATCATTAAACAATGAAAAAATTAATCTTCTTACCGAAAATAGTATGATTCAAGGATTAGGTACTATTGATGTTAGTGGTCTTGATAACAGTCAAGGTACTATTGAAGTTAATATATTATCTTATGATAATAATAAAAATTTAGTAGGTAATCCACATGCATTGGATCTTGGAACTACTGATAATATTCCACAGATTTTAAAAAGTAATTTAGTCTCGTATTTGGATAATTTTAAATTACTAACTGATGATGTGGTAGTACAAGATGGCCATATAATTAATTTTGGAGTTTTCTTTGATATTGTGGCAGAACCATATGTAAATAAAAATGAAGTTAAATTAAGATGTATTCAAAATATAATAAATTATTTTAGAATTGAAAAAATGCAATTCAGTCAACCAATATACATTAGTAAATTAGAATATGAATTAATGGGAGTAGAGGGTGTGAGGTCTATAAATTATGTTACTATAAGTCAAGATTCTGATTATAATGCTACAGATAACGCCGACACATTCGGAGAAAATTTATTTAGATATTCTTTTGATAATGGTGAAATAATAGATAATGAAAACACTAATTATGGTTGGTATTATGATTTTCAAACAAACCAAACAAATAAAGTTATATTACCACCGAGTCCTGCAAATCCAGCAGTATTCGAACTTAAAAATCCAAGACAAAACATTAGGGGGGTAGTGAGATAATGCATCATTTTATTTTTCCAACACAAGACACTTGGATATCAAGTGGTTCATCAACTATAACAGGTGAGACTTTTACGGATCAGAATTTTGGTAGAGACCAAATACTTGAAGTCAAAAAGTTTTATTATAATAATAAACTTGATCATCAAACAAGAGCATTAATAAATTTTAGTGGAGATGATTTTAATACTATATCACAATCCATTGTAAGTGGTGATATTAAAAGTCCAGAATTTTATTTAAGATTGTATGAGGCCGAAGGTAATGCTGAACTATCAGAAGAATATAAATTAGCTTTTCAACCAATATCACAATCTTGGGTAGAGGGTACTGGTAAGTTTGGTGACAATCCTAAAAATACAAATGGGTGTAGTTGGGAAAATCGTTCAAATCCAATTGGTGGAACAGAAGTAACTTGGAGTAATGCTGATGGTTCAAATAATTATGGAGTATCAATACTGAAAGATGGTAGTGATGTTATATTAAGTTCTTCAATTCAATCTTTTGATAATCAATCACCTGATGTTGAGGTTGAGGTGACTGATATGGTAAATATGTGGTTGTATAAAGATAGAAGTGAAGCAACGGTTAATAACTATGGAATGCTAATTAGATTTAGTGGAAGTCAAGAAACAGACGAATCAACATTTGGACATTTGAAATTCTTTTCAAGACACACTCACACGATATTCCAACCTAAACTTGAAGTTCGTTGGGACGATCATGTGGCTTGTAGTGGTTCAAATACTGGCTCATTAACTGAATTAACAATGAGTGGGTTAGCTGATAACTTTCTTTATATGAGAGGTTTGAGAGAAAGTTATAGAGAAAATGATAGAGTTAAGTTTAGAGTTGGTGCCAGAAAAAGATATATTCAAAAATCATTTACAACATCAGTTCAAACTGTAACTGGTTCCTTCATACCTGAAGGGAAAGGATTGTATGCGATTAAAGATGTTGCAACAGATGAATACATTGTTCCATTTAGTGCATACACATCAATGAGTTGTGATGAAAATGGTCCTTATTTTAATCAATGGTTAGATGGATTCTATCCTGATAGAGTTTATAAAATACAATTAAAGTTAAAATATGATGATGGACAAGAACAAGTATTTGATGATGATTTTGAATTTACAGTTAAGAGGAGTTAGTAAATGGTTACATTAGAACAGATATTAGATAAATTAGCTGATGAGTTAATTGTTAAATCATTTGTAACTCCATCGGTTGTTAGACAAAATCAAAAAACAATCGTAGATGGATTTATCAAATTTGGTAGAGAAAATGTTGATGATAGACTTTTATTGTATGAAAGTGATGTTGATGCTAACCAAGAAGATTTAATAAATACTATTCAATCAGGTGATATTCCTATGACACTTGAAGATATTGTAAATGATATTAATACAGTGTCGCAAGGTGGTGCAATAATTGATGAAGTGACATATGACATTCAAGAATCAAATGATGGTATGTCATTAGCTGTTGTTACATTATCGGTTGATACATATGGTCTTGAATATGTTATAACTGAATTAGTTTCAGCATTATCACAACAAAATTTTAATGGTGGTGATGTGATATTAAACCCACTTAATATTGGCCAATTTATTAATTTAGAACAAACATCTCAAAATATAGATCCAAATTTAGCACAAGAATATTTGGACACAACGATATATGAATTACTACCACCCATTACGGCAAGACAACAACGAATAAATAATTTTTTCGATGAATACTCTTTCTTAAAAGGACAACTTCCTGAATTTAATATTCAAGATGGGTTGGTTGATGATGCATTCGATTCAGAGGTATATAGTGAAGACCACGATATATCAGCAGCACAAGATACACCAGAGGAAGGTATTCAAGAAGAGGATTCTTTTATTACAAGATTGAATGATGATGCCAATGATAATAATACTTCTAAAACATTACAATCTTTAAGAGACGATTTGAACAATTACTTATCAGATGTGGATCAAGTGTTTCCGTCACCTGAAGATAATGAAAGACCTGAATATAAAAACGAATCAAATGGGTATTTAAAGTTTAGAGATTTAAATCAAGGTATGATTATAAGAAGTACAACCAATCCTTATATTCAAGGATTAAATCCTGAAACAGAGGATTATATAAGTAAAGGTTTTACCGTTACAATGTGGGTTAGATTTTTAGACAAAGTATCAGAGGGAACACTATTTAATTTTGGTAATCCATTTAGAAATGAATATGAAGAACCATTTGGATTTAAGTTAGAAACTTATGTTGTGAAAAGAGATGCTTATCCAACTCAATTAGGTTTTGGTTCTGATGTATCACATACTTGGGGTGATATATTTATGGACGGTGGTCTTGGAAGGGGATTTGAATATGAAACTGCAGGATTTGAACCGGAAGAGGGATTTTTTGAAGACAACGACACTGAAAGATTTATAAGACTTGTTGTAAGGGGTAGTAAACCCGTTGGAGGTAGAATATATGGTTCTCATACAGGTGCTCATTGGATGGCCAGACGAGCGGGATTACCTCAATTCAATAATACAGACTCTTATACCAATGGAGAATGGGGAGATCAAAATGCACAATTTGTAAATCCTTTTGATCATGAATTTGGATTAATGACAAACACACGAGTTCCTATAAATTATGGGGAGTGGTATTTCATCTGTGCATCATTTAATCCTAATATAAATGAATATTTATCTCACGATTCCAATTCATTTCCATACACTCCAGATTATTGGAGAGGAAATGTGAATGAGGATGGTACATATACGCATTATTCTGGTAGAGGTGCTAAATGTAAAGTAGAAATAATATCACGAACAGATTTATTGAGAGCTCGTGGATTTAAGGTAGAATAAAATGGCTGATAATTTATTTGATTTAACACAACAACCAGCTGGTGTAATTACTTCTGATGTAAATTATCCACTTTACTCGTCATCACCATCTAATAATCAATATGAATATAATTCAAACACTAATTCAATATCAAAACTTAGTTCTGCATTTTCAGAAATAATAACATATTCATCTAATTACAACACTGCAAAAGCCAATACAAATTATACAATAGAGATAACCGTATCTTTATTTAATGAAGAAAAACGAGGTAGTTTATCATTATCTATGGCTGGAACAATATTTGCAAATATTGAAAAAGGTATTTTAAATACAACTCCTCAAAATTTTCGTTTTCAATATACTCCTGACTCTGATGGTTTCTTATTACAAATTATTGGAAATAGTTTTGTTGGATTAATTGAAAATGTAAAAATTATGAAAACTGATGATATTGAACCACCAAGAACTCCTGATGATAGCTTATTTACACAGTGTGTTTGTAGTATGGAGCAGATGGACGCATTAATTCAAGGATATAATGCTGGTTATGATGGAGTTACCGGAAATGGTTTTAGAGAAGACTTTCTCTTAAAATATGGACGAAATCCTGCTGAGCATGAATATCCAATAAATTGTACTCAGGCACAACTATTTATAGGGGCTTGGGATAACAATGATAATATAAATAGTCGTAAACAGGCGCATGCAGATTATTTATGTGTATATGCTAATAAATTAGACAACAATAAAAAAAATTACATAGGTTTAACTAATAAGGATTATATTGAAAGAGGATTATTCGGATTAGATAAAGGATGGTATAGTACTCAAAATGATGGAGAAATAGAGCCAGGAGAATATTGTTATTATAAAGATGAAGATTGTCTAAATTTAGCAGGTGAAATAACTGTTCCATATGAAGGTGGAAAACAATGCTGTAATGCATTAGGACAACCAGTTTTTGATTTTTATATATCAGGAGAAGATCCCTCAGTAGAAGAAACATATGGGTTTGAAGCGGAATTAACACAAGGAAATTTAAAAAGAGAACTGTTGGCTTTTATTAAAGCTAATACAGGAGCGTTTGCTCTTAAGCGTCAAAATGGATTGGGTGGAGGAAATACAGGTATTGATTGGTATCCCTTTCAATTTGAGAGTCACCTTTATGGAAGATATAATTTTTTAGCAGATTTACAACACACAGAAGACAGACCTTATCTTTACTCACAAGACCCATGGCATAGTCAAAATGCAGAGAATCCAGGCCTGGAAGATGAACCTTTAGTTTATCACAAATATCAATTTACAAATGCCTGTCCTTATCCAGCCACTGTACCTTCAACGCATGAAGATTGGGATGAAGAAACTTTACCAGACGGAGATGCGGGGCAGGGTAGTTATGATTATAACTATATTGGCCGTGGAACTTTTACCTGTGAAAGCATACAAAATGAAACGGAATGTAATCTATGTAATCCTTGTGTTTGGGATGAACAAGGATCTGGTGCTGGATGTGAGGGTGGAAATATTTTACCATATGGTAATCCGCATGTGGTTTGTTCAGATGATTTAGGTTCTTTTGGTACAATTACCAAACGATATGTTGATTATGATTATTGTGTATCTCAATGTGGTGGTGAGTGTATAGAATTAGATACTTGGGGTTTTAAAGATAGTAATGGAGAGGAGCAATATGATTTTGCTTTTGATGATTATGATTATTACACAGATGATGTAGAATACCCAAAACTATATTCAATAACTAACAATGCTCCCATAGTACCATTAGGATCTCCATCAGGTGACGATGCAATCATTTGGGATGATTTTGAAGAAGGTCCTTGGCATGAATGGAGTGGGCCTGGTCAATGTTTTAAGACAATAGCTGAAGACGCTAGAGAAAGAGATGACGGATATGGTGGTGATAGGCCACAAGGTGGTATTGGTAGTATTGATGGTATTGGTCCTGTTGTATGTGAAGAATATGATATGGATGAATGGTATATTGAAAGACGAAATGAAGGTTATTTTCAATTCTTTTGTGAAAATCCATTGAACACCACTGAATACGGTATGGAAACCTTTGAACAAAATGTAGAGTTTAATTTTTATTGTAATTTTCCAAATACTTCTGCAGAAGAAAACAAAGAATTTTATGATGTTTTAGAAGCAATGGAATTATCAGAAACCACTAATGCTAATTATAGACAATATATGACAATTGATTTTTCATCTGTAGTTAATTTTGGAACAGCTGAACTTCACACTAATTTAGGACCACCAATTGATTTAAAACAATTATCTCCTGAAGAAAAAGAGGACTTGGCTATAAATGGTATAGATTTTGGAAGAGATGCAGAAAATAATTTTGCTTATCCTGAATTAGAAGAATATGAGGGAACTGATTATAATGTATATGCAAAATTAATTGTAACTCCAAAAGATGTAACTACTTTTTTATCACAAGATTTTCAATATACTTGTAGACACAGTTTCTTTGATAATGAATCAGATTTACAACAAGAAGAGTATCGTCAGTGGCGTGGTTTCACCAACGATTTTCCTGCAGGAGCAGGCTTTGAAGGTTATCACTATACTGCAGATATTTGGATTGATGCAGGAATGTGGTGGCAACAAAGTATAAAAGATGTATACTATGACGGTATTTTAGTTCCTCCTGGAAACGGTTTCCCTTGGCCTGATGGTCTTTTTGATGAACTAACTACATTAGATGGTACAGAAGGTGCAGAGTTTTTTGCTTTTTATAATGGAGATGATTCTACTTATGTTGCTGATCAAGCATATGCTTCAGGTGGTGGTAATAGTTATGCCGGAGCACTGTATAAAACAAAGGTTGCACAAAGATTTTTAACACCAGATTATCATCACAGCGAATTAATAATAAATATTCTTGGAGAATTTTATTACGATGGTGGATTTGGTGTTCCGGGAGTTGATCCTGGTGTTGAATATGAACCATCTTTAAAAGATTCATATGATCCTTATAGTGGTATTGATTCAAGACCAGAAATAGTTGATGAATATATATGTAAAACTTTAGAAATTTTATTCGGTGATGTTTTTTATGATTTATCAGATCCAGCAATTGATGATATGGATCTTTCTTTTGACAGTAGAGAAGATGGTTATTGCTCTAGTCTTGCTACTGATGGTATAGGTTTTGAATATGCTCCAAGAATAAGAGTAAAATGTGCAGATGATTCATATGTAAATTTATCTGAAGGTACGGGTTGGAAATTTTACAATGGAGTAGAAGCTTGTAAATATCAAAGTTCCACCATTAAAACTTATCCAAACACTAAAGCTTATTTTTCAGCAAGTCCTGATAAACGACCAAAACTTGGTTTATTTTATTATAATGAGGATAATATTTCAACTGATAGATTATTGAAACCAATATCAGATACTTCATTTAATTTTGAACCATATGATATTTTCAACTTTGTTAATAACTCCAATGCATTCAGAGTTCAAAGTGAAGAATCGGATAGAGTTAATGTTGCGGAAACGGTTGTTATTTGTGCAGCTCCAGCAATTGAACTTGGATATTGTCAATGGGATGTATGGGATACTAGCAACGATTTTAGAAATTGTACAGACTCTTGGGAAGAGTGTAATGATACATATTATCACCGACCTTATGTACAGTTCAAAGAAAATTATGATGGGTTTGATTGCACTGATAAAGCTATTGGTGAAGCTTGTGGTCCAGAAAGAATATTATTAGACTTACTTAGTTGTCCTAATGATGGTAGTGATCCTGACGATACTCAGGCACCTCCAGATGAAAACTCGGTAGCAGACGGAATAGATGGTTGGAATTATGTAACTCGTACAGTGCAACCTGTATGTACGGAATATCCTGTTAATTTACCTGTAATGCATTTTGGTCCAAATAAAGTACAATCACATTATTTAAGTGAAGATCCTTCTGAATGGTCTATGACTTTTAGTGGTCATCCAGATAGTGAGGATATATCTCGTGGTCAAAATGAACAAGTATTTGATATACAACATCATTGGGATGAAGGTTTGCCAGGTAGTGCTAGATTTTCTAAATTTTGGGCTAAAACCCCATTTAGTATACAGCAACAGATACAACCTGATATGAGTGGAGAAAATGATACCTTTGAAGGTGTGGATATCCTTGAACCTTTTACTAATACTACATTGAATGATACATTTTGTGATTGTTTCAGTACTTCAAATGAATTAAGAGCTTTA